AATTAAGGGTGATTCTGGCATTTATAAACTGCTGAATAATCTCGGTTTTGACAATATCCACCGCCGAGTTTCTTGGGAAGGCGCTTATAAGCATGAACAGAACAGAGTAGATAAGGATTTGGGCGGCAAAAATGGATAGGGTTGTATTTTGTCCATCTATGGACGACATTAACGAGGCAGAAAAAATTGCTAAAGAATGGTCTTTGCCAATCCAAATTGGAGACTCCGATAGAACCACTGAAATGGAATTTGATAAAACTAAAGTAGGTGTTGTTTTGATACCAGTATACCGCGGGTTTGATGAATTCCCGCCAGTTATTAAACCAAGCAAATCTATTTCTTTTAATTACTATGATGATTTTGTTGACTGCTCAAAACTTGATTTTATTCTTTCTATGAAGAATTCGCTAGTCGGTAAAACATTCAAGATGAATGTAATAAATCACGACCTGCACCACTGTTCTCTGCCATCATTTTTTGAGTCAGAAGGTTTTTACTCTATTTCAGTATTTTCAGAGTCTTTGAAGATTATGGAGATAGACTTTGCTGTATCTAATGGAGAAGAATCAGAAATAGGTTCATATGCTTAAATACGCAGGGAAAAAGTCCGAGCACATTGCCTTTATTGATGGTTTGATAACAGAGGAATGCTGTGAAGAATTAATCCAAGAATGTATTAAGAACTACGGACAGTTTTTTTCCTATGGTCCCACAATGGGTGGCTTTAATCCGAGCATTAAGTCATCAATGGACTTTAATTTTTCCCCAGAGAATTATGAATCAATAGGTGTTCAGTCTCAGTCGCTAAATAAAAATTACTTTGAGATTCAGAGTGCAGTTTCGTCAGCGATTTCATTATATGTAGAGGCATTCCCAGACCTTCAACAGGCGCCAGTTTTATATGACACTGGATTTAGGCTTCAGCACTATGTAAAAAACGGTGGTTTTTATAGGGTCCATCACGATGGTTCCCCGTGGGTTTCGTATCCAACCAATAAGCGCGTATTGGCAGTAATTGTATATTTGAATACAGTTGAAAAAGGTGGTGGAACTAAGTTCATAGAGCATGATTTATCAATTGATGCAGTTGCTGGAAGAGTTGCCGTATTCCCAGCATCGTGGACCCATCCACACGCTGGTCTTGTGTCTATTTCTAGTGATAAATGGATAATTAGTTCTTTTATACACTGCGATGAACCAAATAAAAATCAATCCTCGGAAATAGCGCCGAGAGAAGTATCAAATGAAGAATTGGATAATATTTTAAATGTACGAATTTAACTCAAATGACGATAGTAAATACATAGATATCTACTGGGCTCCATATTGGAACCAGACACTTGCTTTTGACCTGAATCATCTATACCCATCTCCATACTCGCTATATAGCGAATGTGTTAAGAACTACGTTGGGAATCAGCAGAGAGACACATTTATTAAGTGCCCTGCTGTATCTAGCAAGATGAAGAACATCTTCGTTTTTAACAATTTAGTTAAAAATCATACGACATACGTTGATGGTCAGGTGTATTACGACAACCCAGAAATATTGCAGACTCCAAGTTCAATTCTGCACCAGCCAACGCTAAAAGATAATATGCTTGTGAACTTTGAGTATTCACTTCTGCTTTTTTCTGAGGAAAGCGTTATGGCATCAATGACCTCTCCATACTTTCATAATGTTGAGAGTAGTAAATATGGGTCAATAGTTCCTGGGCAATTTGATATTGGCAAGTGGTATAGACCATTTAATGCAGAGTTCAATCTCTGGAACGGCGTGAATGAATTAAAGATAAATCACGATGAACCACTTATGTATATTGAGTTCCATACGGATAAAAAGATTAGACTGCATCGTTACCAAGTTACAAAAAGACTTAGCACAATCGCACTATCTCTCATTCAGTTAAATCCACTGCCAAGATTTTCAAAATTGACAGAAAAGTACGATATATTCAAGCGTGCTGGGCTGCGCAATCAAATACTTAGAGAAATCAAAAGCAATATAGTTGAAACTCAATGCGACTAATTAACTTTTAGAAATGGAGAACTAAATGAATAGGTCATGCGGAACGTGTACAAGGTGCTGTGAGGGGTACTTCTCTGGAGAAATAAACGGTCATGTCTTTTATAATGGAAGACCATGCCACTATGTCAGCACAGGCGTGGGTTGTACTATCCACGAGGAAAGACCAGAGATGTGCAGGGTTTTTGAGTGTGGCTGGATACAGGACCCACGCATACCAGAGTGGCTAAAGCCAGAATTGTCAAATGTCATAATTGCATATCCAGTTATTGACGATATTCCATACATGTCTGTGCTTGAATCTGGAGAAAATATCAGCGCCTCAACGCTGAGTTGGGTCATACTTTTTGCTTTAGAGAATTCATATAACCTTCTCTATGAGGTTAATGGCGGACAGAATGTTATAGGTTCGCGAGAATTCATCGTTGCTTACGAGAATAGCAAGAGGAAAAAAGACTCAATAAAATACACTGATATTTCGCAGTAATTATCTGACGGCCATATAGTTGTGCTATCATCGTATGATATTTACAGATAGGCACTTTGTAAAACAACATAGGAAGAAAAATGGACGCGAACCCAAATATTGCATTTTTAACATTTGACTGGTCTTGGGGAACAAAACCACTTCAGCCAAATGGTTGTGCTTGGTATCGCTGTATGCTTCCATCTAATGAGTTGAAAAAACATGGGTTCGGAACTGGATTAGGTTTTCCAGGATTTAATGATGAATTTGGATTTGGCCTAATGGTTGAAGATAATAAGGCAATTCATGGTTGGGACGTAATTGTATTCAAACTAATTATGCATCAGCGAATTCTTGATGCAATGGAAAAAGCAAAAGAACTTGGCCAGACGATTGTCGTAGATATTGATGACTGGCATGACGGTCTAGATAAAACAAATCGTGCGTATCAGGTCACAGACCCAGAAAATAGCCCCGAGAATAACCGAGATATTTATAATAAAATTATCTCTTTGGCAGATGCGATAATTGTGTCAACCCCATTCCTCGGAGACTATTACTCAAAGATGAACAAAAATGTCTATATGGTCAGAAATGGAATTGACCTAGACAGATGGAACCAACGTAAAATTTCTTACACGGAAAAGCCAGTTGTTGGTTGGGTTGGTGCTACACCTTGGCGCTCAAAAGACCTTGAATCAGTCGCTCATTCTGTTGGCAAGTTTATAAATGAAAACAAACTACCATTCCACCATTCTGGGCATACAACTGCGAGTGATGCACCATTTGCACATAGCCAATTAGAGATTGACGGCGTAAATGTAACAACTATGCCATTAGTCCCAATTCTTGATTACCCAAAATTATTTGAACCGATTGATATCGGTATTGTTCCATTAAATGATGTTCCTTTTAACCATGCAAAATCATTCATCAAGGGCCTTGAGTATGCTGCTGCTGGCGTTCCTTTTATTGCTTCATATTCGCCAGAGTATCAATATCTAGCAGATTCTGGAGTTGGAAGAGTTGCAAGAACTGAAAAGGAATGGGAATATCATCTTTCAGAATTAATGGACCCACAAATGAGAGAAGATGAAGCAGCCGTAAATCTTGAGAATGTAAAAAAACTGTTCACCATGAATGTTCGTGGGGAAGAATGGGCATCTACATATTTAGAAATTGCAGATTAAGGGTGATTTGTAAACCTTAAGCACAATTGCCATTCTGCTTTTCCGACTACTGGCCATGTTAGCCCAGGAACGTGATTATCATTCCATGAGTTTCCATTAAGTATTTTGTCAAAAACATTTTCAATATTTCGGAATCCCATTTTGACTAACAAATCTTGAATGCGCTTTTCATGTGCGTTCCAGTGATGGGTTGCACCATCCCACCACTCCACATCCTGAAGATGTTCTGGTGCCACTTCCGCATGCTCCATGACTGATTCAACTAGCCACCATGGCATAGAACCTTGATGCCATAGATTAATGGTCTTATAAACGTCTGGACAGATAATTAGCATTGGGGCATCTGGTTTTGCGACACGGGACATGTCGTTTATAAATTCTGGTACATCGTGCCAATGAATATGTTCAAGAACATGGCTCATAAATACGGCGTCAAAAGTATTATCTTCAAATGGGTATGGCTTTCCAGGTTCTACGCGAATATCTGGTTTAGTGTCTGCATTTTCCCAGACATCTGTATTTACCCAACCTTTTGCGTAATGTGTTCCACATCCTGCATTTAATAATTTCACGAGACAGGTCCCCCTTCAAGTGGGAAATACCATCCAGCATTATGTTTTTCTGCTGTCGGCATATCTTGGCGATGATTGATTCCTGAGTAATGCGCAATTAAGGATTTGCGCGGCATCCCAGGAACTTTTGGCTCAGAACCGCGATGAAGCAAGCGACCGTGCCAAAACAAAGTATCTCCACGCTCTGGAAGATAAGTGATTACCTCGGCGTTGCGTTTTTCAATTTCTTCTTCAAATATCGGCGTCAGGATTCTTTCACTATGTTTTGGCCATGTATGGTCTTGTTCGTCTGGACCAAGTGCTGCAAGAATTTTTTCTCGGGTTACAACTGGCCATCTATGCGAACCACGAACAAATTGAAACGGTCCAGAATCTGGATGGATTGTTTCAAGGGCAATCCAAACAGCAACATAGTAATCACCAACATGTGGTGGGTTTAGATACGTATCTTGATGCCAGTTACGACGAGTTGTGACCCATCCAGTCAGATTTAAATGAACTGCTGCAGGCTCACCGATGAGGTCAGCCATAGTGTCATTAATACCGCTATAAGTGAGAATGTCCATGACCTCTGGATGGCGACGATAAGGAGTGCAGTCAGGCCACCCACTAGGGCGCTCAGCGTTATTCTCCATCCAGCACGTCTCATAGTTGACCATTAAATCTTCTGGGATTAAGTTTTTCTTAATAACAAATCCATCTGCGTTCCAATCTTTTGGACTCGGTTCAGGCGCTGGAATTGTCAAATCTTCTAATGTCAAGGCCATACAATAAGCGTACCATATAGTCTTATTAGTTTATTTTTACTCACAGGGCTATAAGGGCTATCTAATAAAATAGTTTTATTATATAACGGTTATGAGACTTCGCCGAGGATTTTGGATAGTTATCCCAGCACTTCTTCTGGCATTGTTCGGACCGATTTCGTCAGCAAAGGCAGATACCTTCACGACCACTGGTGCAAATGATTATTTCTTCACCCTAGAACAACCTCAGTTATTTACCGTTCGCGCATTTGCTCAGCAGTATGGCATTGACTCAATGTTGTGGCTTTATAACTCCAATAATCAAATGCTTGCCGCAAACGATGACTGGTATGGACTTGACTCATATATCTCAAGAAATCTTGATGCTGGCGTATACAGATTGCGAACTGGAGTCTGCTGCGGAGACCCTAATCGTTGGTATGGAACATCGTATGTAATTGATGTCAACATCACCCCATCAAATGCTCCGTCTACAACGACAACAACTAGTACTACCAGCACGACAACTACTAGTACAACCACGACTACTACGACCACGACTACTACGACCACGACTACTACGACCACGACTACCACCACAACGACGATTCCGCCGACCACAACAACGCTTCCTCCGCTCGCGATGAATACACCAACAAATCTTCGCGCCGTTCCGCAAGACGGGAATGTTTGGCTTTCCTGGGATGCCCCTCAAGGCGGTAATGGATATGCCTCACCAGAGCGCTATGCGGTATTTTTTAGCGACGACAACTGGGCTACATCATATGCAATTGCTTCGTATTCAACATCTGCAACTGTTTACAACTTGACAAATGGAACTCCATATCAATTCAGAGTTCGTGCGGATAATGATACGCTTCATGTTTACTCATCAATGGTTGAAACATTTACGGTGAGCGCAACACCGATTGCTCCGACATTTAGCGGTGGCGGATGTGGACCGTACAGCAGAATAGTGGTCACTGGTACATCTAACGGTGCTGTTTGGGGAAGTGGTCCATTCACCGATGATTCAAATTTTGGTGCTGCTGCAGTTCATGCTGGATTGATTTCCGTTGGACAGACAGCAACTATTGAACCTTACGGAGTTAATAATTATCCGTACTATGAAGGCTCAACAAGAAATGGAGTTGAAACCGCTACATGGGATAGTGATTGGTGTGGTTATTACATCAAGATTGCTGGAACAGCAACACCTAATTTCCAGTATGTAGCGCCAACGACTACTACAACTACCACCACTTCAACTACTACGACTACAGAGCCTCAGACTACTACTACTACTACTACTACTACGACAGAGCCTCAGTCCACTACAACCACGGCTGCAACCACGTCAACAACAACAACGACGGAAGTGCCGACAACGACCACACAGCCAGCGGTTGTAGTCGCCCCTGTAGCGCCTGAGCCAGAGACCACAGTCCCAGAAGAGACCACGACAACCACAGAGGTCCCGCTGCCTGAAGAAACAACCACAACAACGACAGAGCCAGAAATGGTAACGACAACAACTGAACCATCCCCTGATACTACAGTTGATATGCAGGAATTAGACCAGTTACCAGATTCGCAGCCCCTGGATGCTGCAACTTTGAATGCAATTATTGACAATGTAACTTTAGATAAAAATATATCTGCAGCCGAAGCAAGCGCAGTTCTTGTTGATGTATTAAATGCTGACATACCAGCAGAACAACTACAACAAGTTATGGATGCCGTGTTCAGTGAATCAGCATCTCAAGAACAGGTAGCCGCCGTTGTAAGCAATTTGCTTGAACAGGACCTATCAAGTAGCGAACTTGCCGCAGTATTTAATGCCGTATTTGATGCCGACTTATCAGCCGAAGAAACTGTCGCTTTGGCTGGAAAAATCCTTGAAGCACCATTGAGTACCGAAGAATTCACCACTGTAGTTAATGCAATCTTTGACGAAAAAGTATCAGATGACGTTTTGCTTGGAACATTTGACGCAATTCTTAGTACGGAATTAGATGGTGAAAAATTTGCCGAAGTAGTTAATGTGCTTGAAAATGCAACTATTAGTAATGACCAAGTATCAAAAGTTGTTGATTTGATTATCGGACAAGATGGAGGGGTTTCTAGTGACCAAGCAACAGAGTTGGCGACCAGCGCAAAAGTCCTTGAAAGCATTGACGCATCACAAGCAACTGAAGTGTTTGACGCGGTCGTCGTTGCCGAGGTCTCGCTGGAAGCGGGGCAAGCGATATCAGAGGCCCTTGCCAACGCCCCAGTAGATGTTAAAAATGCTTTTCAAGAACAAATAAATGTTTTTGCGGGAGTGTTTGATACCTATGTCCCACTTGGTTCATCAATCAATGTAGGCACAAGAAGGACGCTTGTCGCTGCAGGAGCGGCTGTAGCAGCCGTTGGAGCCGCTAGTGCACCTACCCCTTCTGGAGGCAATTCTGGCCCTTCTGGAGGCTCTGGAGGCCCTTCTGGAGGCAGTTCAGGTGGTGGTGGGGATGTTCCAACACCAGATAAGAAAAACAGTGCCAAAAAACAACGCCGTACGCGTCGGCGCGCCCGCGTAAAGTAGCCGACCCCTCCTATACCAGTGGCTAATGATTAAATAAAATTACCATTCCCACTTGGTAAGGATATAGATATGCTGAAAAAGATTCTTGGAGAACTCTCGTCCCTTGGCTGGACTCTGGCTGGAACTGGTTTGGTATTGATTACCCTTAGTGGTCAGACTCAGAAATGGGGAATCTATATGTCTCTTGGAGCACTTGTTATACACGTCATCAGTTTTGTCCTGCCTTCGGGGGATGACGAATAATGACTCAAATATATGTAACCCTGATTAGCACATTTGGATTAATCATTGTTGCATACATTGAGCACGGCAGGCGTTCTTCAAATCGTCGCTGGGAAGAAAATAAAGCGGACCACAACTTTGTGGTAGATAAAATTGAAACAGTTGCAAAGGGGCTTGGCATTTCAATTGACAGAGTTGAAAAAGGCGTAGAGCGAACGGAAGAAAAATTAGACAATCACATCCGCGACCATGCTCGTGGAGAATTTGAGCCGCAAAGTTAACCGCAATGGAAATTTGCTGATACTATATTTAGCAACTTAGTTCGGAGAAATTAATGGTTGACCCAAATAACTTACTAGACATAGCAAAACGCGAATGCAAAGGTGATGCTACCGTTGAAGAGCAAGAGTGGTTGCAGGACCCTCAAAATCACCTGGCGTGGTGCCAAGCGCTCACTACTGCACTTTCTGATGCTGAATCATCAATGCAGTTTCATCATAACAAGATTAGTTTATTGTCGCAAGAGGCAAAGTATGGCGGTTATGCGCTTGAAAAGTACCTTGAAGAAAAAGAAAAGTATGATTCTTGGCAAAGGAAAGCACAGCGTTACCGAAATGGTATTAGCCAGCGTTTGACTCAAGTAAAAATTCTTGTTGGAGAAAATGATTCGGTGTCACATACCGATGAAATCGTGCGTTTAACAAGAGCAATCTATGAACACAAGAAGGCCGCGATGGATGCAGATGCAATCCCAGAGGTTTATGACCAAATCTTGTGGGCAACGGTAAGTCCTCAAAAATAGCGTGTGGAAAAAAGTTACTCGCAACTTTCTAAAGCGGTAAGAGCACTTGCCCTTGCTTGTGACGGGGCACAAACTGAAGACGGAATAGGTTTTTCACGAGCAGATTCACGAATTGGAACCCAATTAGCACTAATTCCAGATTCGCTATGGACTCCGTCAATTGCCTACAGCGCGTGGTTAATGCTTGCCAAGTATTCAAAGCAGTTGAAGACGCACGGGATTATCTATGATGATATAGAAACCCCAAAAAGAGCATCAAATGACCCAGTTGAAGAAATAAAACAACTTATTGGTAATCCAGTTCAGCGTAAAATTACAAAAGTTGACAATTATTTTGTTATTCGTTCTGAGTATGACGAGCAAGTTACTGGTGAAATTAAACAAATTCCTAGTGCAGTATGGAATACTGCGGGAAATGTTTGGTTTGTTCAAGAATCGGCTAAAATAAAACTTGCTGAATTGGCAAGTAAATACAATTTCTCGGTTTCAGACGAAGCCTTAACACAATTACCAGAAGTAGATATGATTGAAACAGAAAAATCAGTAACTCTTGATAAGCGCGGTCTCGCGGTCATCAAATTTCCATATACAGAATCTGCCGTTGTTGATATCAAGGCAATTCCTAATCGCAGGTGGGATGTAAAAAAGAAATATTGGCTCGCACCACTATCAATTTCGGTACTTGAATTCGCAGATAAGTACGAATTAGATATTTCTCCGCAATTACGCAAAAATATTCTTGATTTGACTAAGAAATCTGCTGAATTGCTGGAGCAGTCAGCCTCAACGGATGCAGATATTGAAGTTCCAACGCTAAATGGAAAACTTATGCCATATCAAAGAGCCGCTGTTGCTTATGTATCAAAAGTTGGGCGCTGTTTAATAGCAGACCAGATGGGCTTGGGAAAAACAGTAGAAGCGATTGCATCATTGGAGCACAGGAATGCGTTTCCCGCAGTAATTGTTTGCCCAGCATCACTAAAAGAGAACTGGAAGCGCGAATTTAATAAATGGTTGCCACATAGGACTGTAAATATCGTTTCTGGAAAGACAGATATTACAAGTGCGGACATAAATATTGTCAATTATGACATTGTTGGAAGATTTGTTGAGCCAATTCTGCATTTGCATTTGATGGGGCTTGTTCTTGATGAATCTCACTACATCAAGACTTCAAAAACCAAAAGAACTCTTGCTGTAAGAGATATTGCAAAGAGCATTCCGCAATCTGGAACCGTTTTGCTACTTTCTGGTACTCCAGTTACTAACAGGCCAGAAGAATTAGTCAGCCAACTTGAAGTGATGGGAATGATTGGTCGTTTTGGTGGCAAGTGGGCGTTCTTAAAACGATATACCGATGCAAAGCATAATGGGTTTGGATGGGATACGAAAGGCGCATCAAACCTCGGCGAACTAAACTTGAAGTTGCGTCAAAACTGCTATATGCGTCGGACAAAAGACGAGGTTCTTACAGAGTTGCCCGCTAAGACACGAAATGTTGTTCATATTGAACCATCTGGAGAAGGATGGAAAGAATACAAAAAAGCAGAAAAAGATTTGACTGCTTTTCTTTCTGAAAACGGATACAAAACTTCTGATTCCGCAGAGCACTTGCGCCGCATAACAGTTCTTAAGAGATTAGCCGCAGATGCAAAGATGGAATCAGTGCTTGAATGGATTGATTCGTTCTTGGAGTCTTGCGATAGAAAACTAATTGTCTTTGCTCATAATGTTGATGTTGTTGACAAACTTTCTGCACGATATGGAAATCTGCGAGTAAGCGGTCGCGATTCAATGGAAGATAGACAGAAATCTGTTGACTCATTCCAGAATGATAAAAAGTCGCGCGTAATTGTTCTTAACCTTCAGGCAGGTGGTGTTGGTCTTACTCTTACGGCAGCGTCAGATGTTTGTTTTGTGCAGCAAGGATGGACCCCTGGAGAGCATGACCAAGCAGAAGACCGTGCCCACCGATTGGGGCAAAAAAATAGCGTTCAGGCTTGGTACTTAATTGGTGTAAATACGATTGACGAAGATATCTATGACCTGATTGAAGCAAAGCGGTCAATTGTTGATGCGGTTACAGAAGGAGATGAGGTCCAGCAGCAGAGCATTATCAGCGACCTAATGAAACGCTTCTACGGCAAAATTAAGCCATAGTCGGTATATACACCCTAATTGAGAGAGACTATCTGCAACCTAGTTAAGGAGCAGATATGAAAGCAACAACAGCAGCAGACGGTGTAGCAAAGGGTGGCGCAATGGGCGTCGTTGTTTACCTGTGCGACAAGTACAACATTGACCCAATGCTTACAGCACTTGCAATGCCTTTGGTGGCAGCAGTTCTAGCAATGGCATCAACAAAGATTGGTGACCCAGCAGTTGCATCATTCTTCGCAGCAAAGAAAGAAGCAGCAAAATAATGTCAAAAGAAAACTGGCCAGTAGTAGAAATTAAGTTCTGCGAACATCTCAAGGGAAAGAAGCCAAGCGAAATTACTCCTGCAATGCTCCGCAAACTTTCTTGTGGTGGTCATATGCATCATTGTGCCGCCCGTGCTTTTGAAGCAATGAAGGCAGCCGCTGCAGCAGAAGGTGTAGTACTAAAACCCACTAGCGACGGCGATACATTCCGCAGTATTGAGACCCAGAAAAAAGGATTCCTTTCTAGGTACACAAAGGATGTAGTGGAAGGTACCTCAACCCGCACTTGGAATGGCGAAAAGTGGTATCTAAAGCCTGGCAATGCTCCTTTGGCTGCACCAAACGATGATGCTAAGACATGCTCGCGTCATATGCTCGGTCTTGCCATTGACATCGCCAACGCAAACGGCAAGATTCTGAACTGGCTCCTCGCAAACGAGCAGAAGTTCGGGTTCAGCCATGAGGTAGTAAACAACCCAGGCGCAGAGCCTTGGCATATCCGTTTTACAGAGGGTCAGGCAATGCCACAAGCAGTGCTGGACTACGAAGCCGCCAATGGTATTCCACAATAACCCTCTCACACTTACCCATAAAAAGATATAAAATAAGCCAGTAGGCATACACCCCAAGGAGTTAGAAAATGGCCGCAGTAAAGTCCACAATTACATTTGATGTCCACGATTGCAAGGTTTACCCTGTAACGTCGGACACCGTCGCTGGAATCGTTTATGGTTCAGCAGTTGACGTTCCTGGTATTCAAGAAGTTTCGGTTGAGCCAAACTTCGTTAACCAAGAACTCAAGGGTGACGGAAAGATTCTTGCTAAAAAAGGCAAGATTGACCGTCTTAACTTCAAGGCAACTTACAGTGAGTTGAGCCTTGATGTTCTTGCAACCATCTTTGGTGGTTCAGTAGTTTCAGCAGGTTCTGGTTCTTCAGAGACCTCAACCTTGTCGTTTGATGGCCAGAGCCTTCCATACTTCAAAGTTGAATTCCTCATCAGCGACCTTGAAGCATCGTTGGCAGAACTCGTAATGACCCTCAACAAGTGCCAAGTCACTGGTGGAACCATTATGAACTCGTCAACTGACAACTTCGGCAAGCCAGCATTTGACGCAGAAGCAATTCTGCCAATCTATGCTTCTGCTGGATTCGGTTCTGCACAGTTCCGTGAATCAGCATCAGGTTTGTCAGCCTAATAACTGATTAAATACACTCCTTGTTGTAAACGGCCCCTCTTCGGAGGGGTCGTTTGCATTACTGCTCATAAGTGTGTATAGTTACCCCCATGGATTACACACCAATTATTTTAAAAAATAAAGGTATTGCCTCGGAGTTTGCAAAAGTCAAACAAGTTGAACCACAAGTGTGGGAACGCGAGTATGACGAAGTTGGCGAAACACTAAAAGAGACAGCATTTATTCGCTTTAGCAACAATATTATTTCTGATATTGAAGACCATTGGGGTTCTTTAGACCAGTGGCAACAAGCACTTGAAGCACGACCAGTTTCAACACTGCGTCAAACACTTTCTTACGCTCTGAAGAAGCCAGTTGAGGCAGTCGGAGAAATGATGTTGGAGGGGCAAACGATGCATTATTCAAATGCAGTCGGTGTTGCTTGGGCGCTTGCCAACGGCGTGGACCCTACCGTAGCGAGTCGGATGCTGAAGCAGAGCGCCGAACTCGCAGAAGAGCAAAAGAGGCTGCTAAACGAGGCAATAAGCCAAAACAATCAGGAGATGGAAAACTCCCCTGGAAAGTCTGGTACACAACCTGGAGTCAAACGGGCCGCTCGTACGAAGAGTTCTGGGAGTTAAGTCCAGCACAAGTCAGTGCAGTTTTTGAAGGTGCTGGCTATATGAAACAGAAGTCAAGCACGGACGACATTATGAATTTTGCTCGTTCAATGGGGCTATCTACATAGCATTGTAATTTGCATTTATGCGATAAGCGTTTGACATCGTGATGCAATGATGTCAAAATTATTTTATGTCTAACGCGGGCGGCTCAGCAATACCACCACTCCATGTGCAGGTAATTATTTCTGCAACTGGTGCTGGCGCTGCTGCTGGCGCAATGCGCAATACTAATAATGCGCTTAGCGCAATGGCAAGCCAGTTTACTCGTTCGCAGGTGCCAATTCGTCAAATGGGTGATGCCATGCGGCAGACCTCATCTCTAATTAACTACACAATGATTATGCCTCTTGCAAGGCTTGGAACAGCCGCAATTCAGGCATCCAGAAACTTTGAAATGTCAATGAAGAAGATTCAAGGTCTGGTAGGTCTTTCGGCTAAAGAAGTACAGTCATTTGAAAGAGACATTCTCAAAATGGCTGGAAATGTTGCTCGTTCACCACTTGAACTTGCAGACGCTATGTACTTCATTTCATCTGCTGGTATTAGAGGTGCTGAAGCAGTTGATGTTCTTAAAGAATCTGCAAAAGCAGCAGCCGCTGGTCTGGGTGAAACAAAAGTTATTGCTGACGCTTTAACTTCAGTAATCAACGCATACGGAGAAGGAAACTACAGTGCAGCAAGGGCTGCTGACGTTTTGACCGCTGCTGTAAAAGAAGGAAAAGTTGAAGCAGACCAGTTAGCCCCATCTCTAGGTAAAGTTCTTCCTATTGCCGCAACATTCGGCGCGACGTTTGAAGATGTTTCTGCTGGAATGGCATCTTTGACTCGTACTGGTACCACAGCAGGAACTGCAGCAATTTATTTGCGTCAAGTTATGTCGCAGTTGCTGAAGCCAGCAAAAGCCGCTAAAGATGAATTATATGCTGCTGGAACAAGCGCTGAAGAAGTCCGAAAAAATGTTCAAGAGCATGGTTTGCTTGATGCTCTATCAATGTTGAATGCAAAACTTGGTGGAACAGATGCAACAGTTGCTGTATCTGGACTGACAAAAGTATTCGGTAACGTGCGAGCACTCCAGGCAGTTCTTTCGTTACTCGGTCCAAACCTTGAAGAAAACAGAAGAATTTTTGAACAAGTAGGAATGTCCGCTGGCGATGCCGCTGAAGCATTTAGGGTTTATACAGAAACAGCAGATTATAAGTTTAAGCAAGCAATTTCAAGTTCACAGACTGCGCTCATTGGGCTTGGAAATTCATTAATGCCATTCGCTACTGGTTTAATGCAGATGGCATCAGTTTTGACTGGTGCGGTTGGTGGATTTTTTAGGCTTGCTCAAGGCACAAGTATTTTATCGCGAGGATTCAATGTTCTACTTAAGGTAATTGGGTCTTTTGCTTTTTCAGTATTTGCTGGTATGAAAATGGCAAACGGGCTATTCAGAACATGGGGTTCAATGGTCCGACTTGGCGGACACCTACAAACAGTGATTCGTGGTATCACGCAGGGCATCCGTCTTGGTGGACAAGCAGCACAAGCGTCAACACGAGCATTTGGTGGTTTGACAATGACCACACAGCAAGAATCCATGGCGCTTCAAGAATTAACCTTTGCAGAAAACGCAAATAATCTAACTCAGCGAGAAGCACTACTTATTGGTGCAAGGAATAACGGAAGTCTTGTTGAACGCAGACTTTTGACAATGGCTGCTGCAAGAGCGAATAATACAATGAGAATCACAACAGACCAGGCAACTGTTGCAATTGCAAATGCTGGAACAGCAACAGCAACATTTGGAATGAAAGTAATGGCATTCATGCCAGAAATTTTGGGTGCAATGATGTTGATTGCAACACTTGCATCAATGTTTGGAGCATTCGGTAAAAAGAACGAAGGATTAGACAAAACCGTTAAACAACTCGGCGATATGAACACCTTCCTTGGTGACGCCGTAAAAATGGACCAGATTGACGTATCGCTTAATCTAAAACAAAACAAACTCAACTTTACTGGTGGCGCTCTTGATTCAGATACGAAAAAACAAATTGAAGAAGAACTATCTAAAGATGTTCAGAGTGCAGTAGCCGAGATTGGAAAACGTAATCCTGGTTCCGCAGAAGCGGCAGCATATGCTGCTTCAGTAATCAAGCGAATGACTGGATTGACTGAAGAGTCAAAGAAATCTTTGATGCTTTGGTTCCAAGATTCATTGTCTGTAACTCCAGGAATGATTGCGCAAGCAGCCGCTGGGATGGCTCCTCTTGGGCAAGAAATGGATAAAGTTGGTCAACTTGTTCAGGCACAGTTTATAACTGGGTTCCAGAGAGACTTTGGAAGTTTTACACCAACAGGTGGTCCTGCACCTATTACTGAAGATTATTCAAAACTGTTCCAGGAAATGCTCGCTAACACTAAAACTGATGTTAATGATGTTAACGCAGTTCTGTCAATGCTATTTGACCAAGGCGAAATTGGAGATGTTGGAGCAAAAGGAAGAACAGTAGCAGCAGTTGTAACTGGTCTTGGAGATGAACTTAGTACTTCATTCTCACAAACAAAAAATCTAAATACGTTCCTTTATGGTTTGAAAACAATGGATGGTGCTATAAAAGACAGCACTTTAAGCACTGAACAACAGGGTCAGGCATTTAAGACATTTACGCAAGGTGCTTTTAAAGAAATTAAAGATATCGGAGGCTTGACAAAGGAGGCATCTGGAAGTTTTGCAGCGATGTTTGGTAATGCAGATAACCAAAAAGGAATTACTGCATTCTTTACAGAACTTGGAGTTGAGGAAGAAACTGCAAAACAAATAACAGGTGAACTTGCTGATGGGTACAAAAACCTTGGAGATGCCACTCCGATTGAAGAGTTTGATGTATTCAATAGAGTAATTCAAGACCACATTGATGCTACTGCTAATTCAATAAGCGAAACTGATAGACAAAAAATTGCTATTATGGAACTTGCTGATACATTCGGCACTGGTCTTAATCCTGCAATTCAAGCGCTTGCAGATGAATATGAAATGGCTACTGGAGCCATTAAACATTTTGAAGAAGGACAAAAAGCAGTTCTTGGGTTAGCCAATGATTTTATTGGTTCTCAAGTTAGCCTTGGCGACTCAATCCGTGATGTTAAAAAAGCACTTTCAGAGGCTGGTTCTGGTGGATTAGACCCGTACTCCGAAAAAGGCGGAGCAGCGATAACAAAACTTCAGAAGTACAGAGATGCACTTCTTGATACAGCAAACCTTGAAGCGATGGACCCAGCAAAAGGTCTTTCTGTTGCAACTAACACAATTACAGAGGGATACCAAAGATTAGTAGCACAAATGGTTTCTGGCGGAAAGATGACAACCGACCAGGCCAAAAAAACACTTGATTCAATTGGATTTAATGTTGCAGAACTTCAAGGAACCCTAATTGGCGCTGGTGCTGCAACTGAAAAAGATGGTGGGATTGACAAAAATCTACTTAACAAAGTTGCAGAAGGAATTAATGCAAACGGAGCCGCTGCAGCGACTGATGCTATCCCTGGAATGAAAGCATTTAACGATTCATTGCTACAGCAAATGAAGGATTACTGGGGAATCAAATCTCCTTCAAAACTTGCAGAAAATAAAATTGGTAAACCTATTACCGATGGTGTTATTAAAGGTGTTTTTAATCCTGATGCAGTAAGAAATCTTGTAGAAAAAATGAAATATGCTGGCAAAAACGGTGGTGTTGGATTTGTTGAAGGCATGACAGATGGAATGGGAGCATCTGAAAAAGCACTTGCTACTCAGACATCACGACTTGCTGCATTGGCTAATTTTTATTTGAAAAATCCAAATGCTGGAACTGGTGCGCAGTTTGGTTCTTCTCCTCCATCTTCAGATATAAACAATCTATTTAACACCGCAGGAGATGCATTCGCTAATGCTGGAACTTCTTCAAGCGGTGGTGAGAAGAAGATTGAAACAAAAGCAGAAGCAGCAATGCAAAAGGTTATTGACAAATTTGGCAAGTTTTCTAATGCATTTGCGGCAATGATTGACAAGGTAACAAAAGATTCAAAATCAGCACTTGACTCAATCGGTGGATATATAAATGCTCAAATTCGTCTTGCAAACTCAATGCTTGACCGCCAAAAACTTGTTATTGAACAGCAGGGTCTTGCCGCAGCCGCAGCAAAGGCTGAGCGTGAACGAGCATACGCGGCAACCAAAGTGGGTTCTAGTCTTGGCGCTCAAGTAACAGATTATGAACTGTCACGAATTGAAGAACTGCAAACTGCATATGAAGAGGCCGCACGCGCTTACGCAATGAAGCGTGGAACATTTACGGCAATGATTGACGCAGAACAGGCTTTGATGGAGGCTCGTGCTTCTGCATCTGAAGTATCACCAGATGCGATTAAGGCTGAAACTAGCGTTTTAGATGCAAAACAAGAAGAGAAAAATAAGAATCTTGAACTTGCAAAAGCAACACTTGACATTGTAACTGCCCAAGAAGAACAAGCCGCAACCGCAATTGACCTTGCTGTGAATATGGACCAAGCAAGGTTGATATTTGCACAGTTTGCCAATGAGGCAATACCTGGAGTTGCTACGAGTATTGATGACCTTGGTCTCAGGTTAAATGATGCAAATGGAACATTCCAAAGGGCGTTGCACGCATTTGGTGAGACAATATTTGGTTATATCCCAACTGCAGCAACAGAGACAACCAACCAATCAGCAGCAACCGATACTTATGTAACTACTCCAATTGCTCCAACGGCGCCAACAACAAACCCAGCGCTGTATACGTCTCCAAACTTTGGTTTAAGGCCAGATGGAAGTTTCTACAGGTCATTTACTGCTGCGGTAAAAGCGCTTCACCCAAGTTATACGAAGAGCATCACAGAAGCAAAAACTGATTTTTGGAGACTCTATCAACTGTATAAGTCAAAGAATATTCCTCTTGCTCGTGGCGGTATTGTCGCAAACGGGCCAATCAATGCCTTAATCGGCGAGAGCGGTCCAGAAGCAGTAATTCCTCTCCAGGGATACAGCACAAGGATTGCTCTTGAGAAACTGTTTAAGGTCAGTCAAGATAATTCCGCAATGGGCTCATATGGTTCTGGAAACAATGTTTATATTACGGTCAATAATCCAGTTGCCGAGACATCTGAGGAGTCAATTGCTCGCCGTATGAAAGCGCTTTCAACCGCTGGTCTATTTAGGTAGGATTAAATTATGTCAACGCTTCTTCCAAGATTTACCGAGTGGTACACAATCAACGGTACTGAATTTGCCACGCATGGATACTGGATTAATGCTATTACAAAAAGCCATGCTGCTAAAAAAGGAAATGACATTGATGTTCCGTCAATCCACGGTGTTGCATGGAGAGAAAAACGCTACTCATCACGCACTGAAACGTGGAATATAACAATTACTGATGCCAACCCAACAACTGGCGTTGTGCCGACCACAGAGGCTGGGCGTCGTTCCCAATTCAATGCAAATTATGACACGGTAATGACTATTCTAACATCAACTAATCAGTTGACTATTGCACATAGCCGCATAAATGTTTCTGCTTCTGCAACAGTGGATACACGATATGGGTATGGCGAAATCATCAGCGCATTTAGTATGGATGACCATAAGGCATTGACTTATTGCGAGTTCACAGTTGATGTCGTATTTGCTGACCCAAGATGGTATGACGCTGCCAACTATTCCCCATCGCTTGTGGGAACCATATCTACTGCATCTTTAACAGCCAGCGTTTCAAACTCTGCAGCGGTAATCGGAACTGCCCCAGTTACCTATATGACTATCACTTTTGCAGCCACAACTAACGACATCGTCAATCCACGTCTAACTAATCAGACATATTCTGCTACTTCGGTTATTGGGTATACGGGAACAGTTGCTGCTGGTACAAGCATCGTTATTGATACGGAAGCATTGACTGTAAAAACTGGAACTGGAACTAATGTTATTTCTGGTTTATATCGTTCTGGAACTCGCCAAGACTGGATGGTTTTATTTCCAACGACAAACACTTTGGTATTTAGCCAAAATACAACTGCTGGTAGGGGAACTTGCACAATCGCATATAAGAGGGCATACATCTAAATGCAAACTGTTGCTTCAACTTGGGATATCCGTGTAGTTTCAGCGATGAACGCTGCGAGCGTTATCGCCTATGTTCCGCGTTGGACGTCAATTGAGTTTTCTGACCAACTAAATGATTACGGAACTGGAAAACTAACACACGATTTTAAAGATTCATTTTTTGCAGATTTTGAGTCAGCAAATGGTATGTCATTACTCACTGGTCCATATGCGCTTCAGATTGTTCGCAATGGAACTGCTGTATTTACATTTTTTATTGAAGATGTTCAGGTTGAACGGCTTCCAGATGGCGAAACAGTAACTATTGCTGGAAAAGGAATTGGTTCTGCTCTTGAATGGGCGGTTGTTCTTCCAGAAGGATTTTCAAATCAAGGAAGAGTTGGAACTATTAACGGTTCATTCCCACGACTTTGGGATAGAAATTTTGTGGGGTATGAGTGGATTGTAAGAGTTGCCACCACTTCTGCTTTAACCGCAAATTATGTTGCTGGAACTGTTACTAATGGATTCCCTGGAGATGGTGCTGAACTGCAAGGAACTACGAACGGAAGCATTAATACGGCTGGAATTGACGGAATAACAGACCTTACCGTCGGCGACTATGTTCTTGTAAAAAATCAAACCAATCAGGCTCATAATGGTATTTATTGGATTAAAGATGTTGGTTCTATTTCAACTGTATGGCGTTTAAATCGTGCATCTACTGCAAATGGTTTGGTTCTAGACCATCTTCAGGTTGGAAAGCAAGCATTTATTTCTGAAGGTTCAACAAATGGTTACAGCATCTTTAAACTTACATCAAATGGTGGTTTAACTTCCCCAAGTCAAATTGGAAGCGTCAATCTAGTATTTGGTGCTGATACTGATGGTGGGATAAATGGTCTTAGCGCTTTTTGGGTTTTGTTTAAAGAAGCACAAACTGGGTATGAGTATTCAGCATCCCCATCATATTTTGGCTATCCAATTACAACTAATGGCCGTGGCGGAGCATCAAATGCTGTTAGTTGGCCAATTTACTTAAATTCTGTCATTGACGCAAATAAGGGATACCTTGACTCTAAAGGTAGTGTAATCCAAGACGCTGGGCGCTTCACCGTTCCACAAGGCAAGACAATGGGTGAAGTTATTAAGCAAGTATCAGAACAGTGCGGTCTTTCATGGCACTTTGATGCGTCTGGGTCTGTAAGTTTTGCAGTTACGCCTTTTTCTCGCAATGGTGTAGTGCGTTCTACGCCATTTGGAACCGATAGAACTTCTGGCTCAAGTGCTCTTTTATTTACGCTTCCAAGTCTTACTAATTCCGAAACAAAATCTTCAGTTACCGACCGACGAACTGTTACATATGGCTCAGACCAGCGCGGAATTGAAAAAATTGTCTCAGTAAATAAGAATACATACGGAATACGCGAATCATGGTTTGAAAACTCAGCAGTTAGTTCGCCAGCAATTATAAACTTTACTAGCGCTGCAATGCGTAAAATTGATGGCGCAAAACTTTCTCAAACAGCAAAATTCCCAGAACGAACTGGGCAGGTTGCATGGGTTGATTTCTCAGTTGGGGATAAGGTTCTAGTTGAAACAGCAATTGGGTTGTACTCCCAGCAAATCATTAGCGCAATTTCAGCACAGATATCAAACTCTAATGAACAAACTATTGAATTAACGCTTGGAGAAGTATTCCCAGACCTTGCTTCAGACCTTGAAACGCAAGGTGGCTATGGTTCATTAAATTCTTCAATTATTGCGGGATTTACTGGCCACACCCCAAATATCAATCTTCCAGCACCAATGTCTGCTTCTGTTGTAACGGCAACAACTGGAATGAGCAACAGAGTCACGGTTACTTGGGACAATACAGATAGTCGCGCATCGCAATATGAGGTTTCAGTATTCCGCGAAGGAACTATGAAGACTGGATTCTCTCTTACCCGTTCAGGAAATATCTCATCTGGTTCAAAGTCTTTGCACGGTCTAACAAATGGAATGTTGGTTAATATTTATCCAACAAAGTCACTTCCAACAGATGATGGTTTTGCTGGATTCAATATCCCGCTTCTAAACACAAGTTCTAGTGTTATCTATTGGGCAAATCAAGGTCCAGATATTTCAACGCCAGTAACTGCTTCAGTTGCTCAAGTTCTTGAATTTTCAACAGTAATTGTTGATGGTAGCAAGAACTCAGCAACAATTGAAAATCTTTCCTCTCCAGGTTCAACATATTCGTATGTGATTACGCCAATTAACGAACTTGGCTTAAAGGGAACAACATCTACTACTCGGTCATTTGTTTCATCAAATGAACCATTTCAACTTGTTGCATCTGCCGTGCAGTCTGCAAGTTATTCCGCTGGAACTTCTGGGTGGAGAATATCTGGAGATGGAACTGCAGAGTTTAACGGTGGTGCTTTCTCTGTTACATCAATAGATATTGGTGGTTCAGACAATACATCTTTCCATGTAAATACTGCTGGAGATATGTGGTCTGGTGCTTCTGCTTTTGTATCTGCACCATTCCGAGTATCAAATGCTGGTTACCTCACGGCTACTACTGGTGCATTTAGCGGTCAATTGGATGTTGGTAGCGGTGCTACGTCCTTCCATGTTGACACATCTGGAAATATGTGGCTTGGAGCAACATCATATGCTTCTGCGCCATTTAAGGTTTCAAATGCTGGAAGCATGACCGCAACCACTGGAACATTTAGCGGTGCAATTAGTGGTTCTACAATTGATATTGGTAGCGGAAACACTTCATTCCATGTAAATACATCTGGCCAACTTTGGTCTGGAAATGCTGCTTATGCATCTGCGCCTTTTAGGGTAAACAACGATGGGACACTGTACGCAAGTTCTGGAACACTTGGCGGGTCAATGACGATAAGTTCCAGCGGAACACTTACAACTGGTGCTGGTCTTGGCGCAACAACACTCGGTTATGTCCCTGCGTATTCTGGTGGTCGTTCTGGCGTCTTTTCAGATGGCGGCTCTAATGTCTATTCATCTTTTACATACGGCGATATTTCAATTTATTCAGCCAGTAACAGATTTACAACATTAACTAGTTCTGGTTCGCGCACCAATTGTTCTGTATTTGATTTTTTTACTAACATTCAGACCAATATATATCAAATTGGTTTTAACTTTCGTGAAGATTTAGTTACTCCTGCGAACAATAGAATTTATGCTGCGGCAAATGGAACACAGTCTACAACTTTTTGGTTTCAAGGTGGATATACACCAAACTATTCTTCTGACAGGAGATTGAAGAGCAATATAAGGAATGTCTCAAAAGAATCATTAGATAAATTTTATTCAATAAAAACACATGAGTGGGACTGGAATGAAAATGCTGAAGAAGTTCCGCATCTGCATTTTTGGAAAGATGAACATACGGCAATTGGGGTTATCGCTGATGAAATAAAAGAGATATATCCTTATGTCGTCATTGATGGCGAAGAAGATTCCGCAGATTTTAAATATGCTACAATCTCATACTCATGGCTTGTTCCACAAATTATTTGTGTGGTTCAAGATTTGAACGCACGAATCAAAGAACTTGAGGCTAGACTAGGCGCATGAGCGAAAACGAAATCCCACAACCAGATGTAAATGAAGTCATTAATGACCTGTCAATGCAGGTCGCGACAATGTCGCGCGAAATGGCTATCCAGCGGTCTATCATCAGCCAATTGAACAAAAAGGTTGCTGAACTAGAAACCAAATAACTTGCATTCTCAATTTTGAGGATGTATAGTTGAGACTCCCAGGAAATTAAAGGAGGCATTATGCCGATTAATTATGACGATTATCTATCCACCTCTGTTCGGTGGGCTCTATTCAAAGCAGACTGGCCAGATGCCACTGTTGAATTCAGCGAAGGAACTGCAGCGGATGTAAATATCCCCACCACATTCACAAAGAAAGACGAAAAACTTTGCATTGCAAAAGTCAGTCGTTTTACTGGTGATGACCGAGTAATCACAGCGTTTAAGTCGCAAGGTGATGTTCGTGGTGCAAAAGATACGGACTCTTGGCATGCTCTATGCTCAAAAGCAATGGGTCGCGCACTCAAGAAGGCTGGCTATCCCGACACAATGACAGACCTTCGTATTCTTCTCAAGTTCCGTGACTCAAAGAATGGCATAAAGAAGTCAGCAGTTGCCGATGTGCAGCAGAACGTAACTCAGAGCATTGAGGTTAAGTCAGCAACAATCGCTGGTTCAACAGTAGAGAACAAAGTTCCTGCAATTGAATCAAAAGAAGCACCTGCCAAAGATTCACAAAAGCCACTTATGAGTGGTTGGAAGTCTCAAGATGAGGCTGGCGATGCACACGCAACATTTAAGACGATGTGTGCCGACCTTACTCCTGATGAACTTGAAACTCTTCGTGAGGAGCATGACAAGTTGAATGGTCGTTTATGGCCTATGGAAAAGGGTGACTTGAACAACTTGATTATTACGCTTCAAGGAATTCGCAATCTTCGCAAGGATGAAAATCTTGTTGCTTCAGCACCTCTTGTGAGTCTTATCGCAATGTTGAGCCAAGAAGCACAGAAAGAAATTGTGCTTGCTTTCGGAGACCCATCATCGTGGGATGAGATGATTTCAGAAGTTGAATATGCCCAAATGATGGACATGTACGAGGCAGTCTCAAGAGACGAAGAATGACCCCAGACGCCTTCACAACCAAGGTTGTGGGCGTTTCATTCTGTGAAAATTACCCACAATCAATATTTGGTCTTGGTGCCAGCGTTGCTACAGGTTCACTTGCAGTAACGCTGGAACGAGACAAACTTAATGCGTACGATGAAAATGCAATCAAGGTCAAGCACAAAAATTTGATGCTTGGACATATCCCCAAATTTATTGCATCTGTAATCGCAAGCGAAATAGACAATGGAAAAAACTGGTTTGCAGAAGTTGAATCAATTCTTGTTTCAGCAGAAAATCCCGAACAACCAGGTTTAAAACTTAGATTATGGAGACAACAATGAGCACTGAATTAAATGGCGGAATTATTGAGATGATGGATACGCTTGCCAAAGGTGTTCGTCCTAGTGTTAGGAGTCTCCAGGATGGTACTGCAGAGATTGACCCAGATGTACTCTTCAACACCCTTATTGAAATCGGTGAACTTAAGCGTGAAATTAGAGAGGTGGAAGACTCTGTAAACGAACTCCTTGTTACATGGATGCGTCTCAACGGTGAAAAGGTTCGTGTCCACGGAAATCACACTGCAGAGCGCAAGGTTAGTTCAAGCCGAAAGAATTGGGAACATAAGACATTGTTGGAAGCAGTTGTAAACATGTCTCTCTCTCAAGATGGTGGAACTGTAATTGACCCAAATACTGGTGAACTTGTTGATTTGATAACAATAGCCAAACCAATTATAGACGTAGTTGTCAAGAATGTTACAGAAGCAGCAGCAATTCGTGACTGGCGCGTTACAGCGCTACGCGCTATGCTTCCTGGACTAAATCCAGACGACTTCTGCGAAGTAGAAAAAGCAGAAAAGATTTCCATTAGGAGAAAATAATGTCAGTTGAATGCATGAGCAGGGTATTCAAAAAATCTGAATCAACGGGAAACGATAGGTTTGTACTTCTTGCGATTGCAGATAATGCTTGGGAAGATGGCACTAATTCTTGGCCGTCGGTTGCTCTCCTTGCTTGGAAAACTGGATTGAGCGAGCGCACTGTTCGTAGGTGCTTGGACAATTTAGAAAAACTTGGTGAACTTCGCCGAGATTACCGAACTGGTACGAGCACAATGTATTCAGTTCTTATCTCTGACAAAAAGCCAGACCGTGCAAGACCAGCAAAAGACAAGAATTCGTGGGAGTCTGAAAAGGCTGAAAAAACTATGTCTATGGAAGTTGTTCCAGTAAAAGCAATGGCAATTGATGAAGGAACAAGAAAGCCAAAAAGAGTTGACGACATTTGGACAGCAACAATGACCGCATGTGGAATCAATCAAGAAACACTAAATACCCAAGAACGTAAAAAATATAACGCTGCTGTCAAGTTGCTAAAAGAATCATCTGCAACTGTTGATGAAATTTTTGTGCGCGTAGAAAACTACAAAATGAAATTTCCAGGTGCAGCATTGACGCCAATGGCGCTGGCTTCTCACTGGTCATCACTTGAGTATGTAGAGGTGGCAGCACCAAAACAAGTTCCAACAAACTGGGATGCAATTGCAGAAGCAAGAAAACAACGAGGAGCATAATATGGATTACAACGAATGGATGAAGTACGGAATTGAAAAGGGTTGGTGCGGGCCACCAGTTTGCTACACCCATGATGGTTTGCCATTGAGCATTGAAGAAGAAACTCTTCTTTACGAGGAAGACCCTTGTGTTCATATTGTACGCATGTACGAGAGTCCAGAAGCAGCAGAAGCGATAATTGAGAACCATTCACCATCTCAGTGGAGAGACCACTATACTCTCTAGTCGCTATGTGGCTAAAACAAGATTGCACTTATACGGACTTCATTGCCACCGTAAGTATTGATTATGAACGGCTATACAAGCACACAGATTGGAACTACGGTAAAACTTTTTTCAACCTGTTGCGCAGAAAGAACATTTCACTTGCAGAAGAAATTCGTGGCACAAATCTTGACCCATCTGCACTTGACGTAATTTCACATGAACATCATTTAGAGTTAGAAAAGAAATGGAACGAACACAATGACACTGGACGAAGCAGACAAGATAATCGCTGAATTATCGTTAGTATTCCCTAATAAGAAACTAACGGTTGAAGAGGTTTACAGATGGGAAGAGAACCTTGCTCCATACCCCTATGCAACAGCCCGCGAGACTGTAAAGCATCTAGAACGGAGCCTACGCTTCTTCCCTGTATGGGCAGATTTTTATGAGAATATTCATCCAGCCCATATGCGCGAACTGCGTGAAGCAGACATGAAGCGCATGGAACTACAGCGCGCCCAAGACGATGAGCCATGTTCTACGGAAGAAAACCTACGGCAGATTGCTAAGATAAAACAATTACTTGAAAAGCGTTTTACAGCAGACTGATACATAGTCTATACTAATGCTCTATGGAAGAGCAGATTAAAGTAGACACTGAGATTGTTGACATCTCTACCCTAAAGTCGTACCACCAAAACCCCCGCCGTGGAGATGTTGAGGCGATTGCTAAATCCCTTGAGGTTAATGGTCAGTATAAGCCAATCGTTGTAAATAGGGCTGACAATTCAATACTTGCTGGAAACCATACATGGCGCGCTGCTCGCAGCCTTGGCTGGACAAAGATTGCGGTTTCCTGGGTTGACGTTAATGAACACGAAGCACAAAAGATTGTTCTTGCTGATAACAGAACTTCTGATGGCTCATCTTACGATGATTTTAAATTACTAGAACTATTGCAGTCTTTGCCCACTCTTGATGGAACTGGATTCAATCAAGTTGATGTTGACCAACTCCAATCCCTTTTAGACGGTGCTGGAGAATTCACCGCTCCAGAAACAGAGCGAACAGGCAAAGTCGGAGAAGAGATTCGCGTCTGTGTCGGCTCATACCGAATCATGGTTGACGACGATGTTTACGAACATTGGGCAAGCGACGTTATGAAAGCCTATGGCGACGATGATGCAGTAGTTGTAGAACTAAAGCGCCGACTCAACCTTAGCGGAGCAGTTGCTAGTCCACCAAAGCCGCGCAAAAAGACAATCCGCAAAAAGCCAGTAGAGAAGTCTGGAATGAAGTCAGTTATTGCTGGAACTACGAATGTTGATATCAACAGCGTATTTCCGTACCCAATGAATGCTCGTCAGGGAGATATCGGTGCAATTGCTGAAAGCCTGCGAGAGAACGGTCAATTCCGACCAATCGTCGTTAGCAATTCAGATAATTCTATTCTTGTTGGCAACCATACTTGGAAAGCCGCAAAGATGCTGGGCTGGAAAGAAATCGCTGCAACATTTGTTGATGTTGACGATGAAGCGGCAGCGCGAATTGTTCTTGCTGATAATAAGACTGCAGACTTAGGAACATACGACCATGTTGAACTAGCAGAGATGCTTCGTGGCATGACCTCGTTTGCTGGAACTGGCTATGACGGAGACGCAGTAGATGACCTTATGCGTGATGTTGCTGGTTGGGGAATCAAAGATGCCCCAGTTAAAGAAGAGGATGATGATGTACAGCGCAATATCACCTCTGTTATTGGAAGATGGGAATTCAAGTTTATTCGTGAGCAATTTGATGCATGGGAAGAAGAAATGTTTAAGGCATTTGGTTTCTCCTATGAAGAAGTCTGTGGCGGCATGGCGGAGATGCTGAATATTCCAGATGATTCATGGGTCAGCACTCGTCAACGTCGCTCTAAGAGAAAGAGCGCTCGCCGAACAGAGCAATGAAGCCAAAATTAGTTCCGATTGACGAACTGAGACCGTCCGCCTATAACCCAAGAAAGGCTGACCCAGAACGCCTGAATATGGTTGAACTCTCCCTGCGCAAGTTTGGCTGGCTACTACCCATCTATGCAGACGCCAATGGGGAGATTCTAAGTGGCCACCAGAGGCACCTAGTAGCCTCCAGGATGGGCGCAAAGATGGTTCCTGTGGTTAGGACACCCGAAATGCCCGTAGAGCGTCGTATGGGCATAAATGTTCTTTACAACCGTGCTACAAATGATGTTTACAAGAACCAGTCATCTAAGGATATGAGGGAACAACTCTTGTCAATGGACGGACTTTTTGACAAGATTTCATCCCTTCCAGATATTGAAGTTGATACCCCAGAGTGGTATCCAGTGATGAAACTAAAGCCAGTTTCAGTTCTTCGCTTAATGAAATTAAATGAAAGATGGACTGAAAATCATGCAATAATGATGGCTGGTCAATTCCGCTCAAAGGGTCTTCCAGCGATGCCGATTGTCTGCACACCACAAAATGAAGTGCTCAATGGTCGTGCTCGTTTGACATTTTCGGCAATGGAGAATGTTGACTTCATTGACTGCGTAATTGTTCCAGAGAACGTCAAAGAAGAAGTTAAAGCAATGATGAATCTTCTTTCAATGGACTTTGATATTCAGGAACGATATGCAGACCTACTCCGTCATAACTCTTTTAGACGCAGAAATCAAAAACAAACCATTCTCACTCCAACTTTTCTAGAGGATTTTTTACGGAACTTTGTATCTTCTGGAAATCGTAATGGTGCGTTTCATCTTGACGACCCAAAGCATATTGAGTTATGGAAGAAGTACTACGGGAATACGGTAATTGATTTTGGTGCTGGGCTTTGCGATAAAACGGAAATATTGAAAAATATGGGAGTTGATGCAATTCCATTTGAGCCATTCTTCCTGGGGCCAGATAATGAAACAATTGATACCGATGGAGCAAGAACGGTTACTGCGCGATTCTTGGAAAGAGTTGCGGATGGAACCCAGTGGACTTCAATATTTATGTCCAGTGTTTTCAATAGCATTCCGTTTTATCAAGACAGATTGCATGTTGTGAATCTGATTGCTGCACTTTGTTCTCCAAGCACAAAGTTCTACACATCTGCAATTTCAAGCGAATCAGACCGCTGGCATAACCACGCTCAGGGCGATATCAAGAAGGGGCACGACACGATTAGCGGTGGTTTTCCACTTGACTATGAGCCAAGAATTATCGTTGCCGATGTCGCGGCAAAGCCAAAAGTTCAGAAGTATCACACTCCAATTGAATTCAAGGAACTTGTCCTTAACGGTTTTAAAACAGTTGAAGTATTCAATACGGCAAAAAACGGTCTAGTTCAAGCCGTTGCATCAAATCCGCGTACGATTAGCACAGAAGATTTAATCGCGGCAATTGAATTTGAGTTTGATTTACCACATCCTGGCGGGAAAAGGCTCGGAATGGTTAATGAAGCCAAAAAAGCATTCTCGCAAAGATTAGGAGTGAGTTTATGAAAGACGAAATTATTGCTGGTAAGGAATGGTCTTTTGATGAGACTGTATCTGTCGTATTTGATGACATGCTGAGTCGCTCAATACCTGGCTACACGGAGATGCGTGAAGCGGTTCTAAGAATGGTTGAACCAATTGCCCCGAATGGTGGATTCGTTTTAGATATGGGCTGTTCGCATGGTGAGATGATTGAAAAAATGCAAAAGAAGTTTGGAAACACTTTGCATTTGTCATATGTCGGACTTGATTATTCTGCGGCGATGGTATCTAAGGCAAGGCAGAGATTTGCAAATGACGATGCAGTTTCAATTTTGCATGCAGATTTGCGAGAAGTTGAACTGACCCGCCTTCGCTATGACATTATTCTTTCATTATTGACACTTCAATTTATTCCAGTTGAGTATCGTCAGGAACTTCTTCGTCAAGTTTATAATTCTTTGACTCACAACGGGTGCTTTGTCCTAGTTGAAAAGGTGCTTGGGGAAAACCATGTATCTCAAGACCATCTTGTAAGCGTTTATCTTCAAATGAAAAAAGATAATCACTACACAGATGAGCAAATTGAATCAAAGCGTAAGTCACTTGAAAACGTACTTGTTCCTCTGCGAACATCAGAAAATATCCGCATGCTCAAGGAGGCTGGATTTACGACTGTCCAGCCTTTCTGGCAGAATCTCAACTTCGTAGGAATTTATGCCTCCAAAGAAAAATAAAGAGCCAAAAGAATTACGCACATTTATAGTTGAAGTGTGGGGTGAGAAATTATGGACATTGAATAAAGAGCGCTCAATCCATCATATGCAGCGTTCAAAATTAGTAAAGGAGTGGCGTGAAGCAACAGAAACTGTAGCGCTTGCCAGAAAAATTCCCAAAAAACTAAAAGCAGTTGAAATAAAGTTCACTCCACACAGAAGAAATCGTCAGGGACGGGCAGACACTGGCGGACATTTTCCCGTAGCCAAAGCCTGTATAGATGGACTGGTTGATGCTGGTATACTTTTGGAAGATGGACCAGACATAGTGCGTCGCCTTATTTTTGAGGCACCAATTATATCTGGAGAGTCTAAAGTTGTTTTAGAAATTACCGAGTTGGAGTAGACATGATTGAGTCAAAGTTAAAGGAAACCCTTCAGGAAGTTGACCCAGTAAAGAGGGCTAAAAAACTTCACTCAGAAATGCTCCCAGCAGTTGCTGAAGTTCGTCGCCAAATTATTGAGGCACGCGCACTGGCGATTAAAGAGTCTTGTGAATTTGGTGGACCAGATAAAGATGGTCTATCATATTTTGAAATTGCAGAAGAATTAAAAGTTTCTAAACCACTGATTCAACAGATGGTTGCTCTTGCGCGCAAAATTATTGCTGGTGGAAGGGCACCATTAGAATGACTCTGCTGTTAGCAGTAATTGCTTTGCTTGGTTGGGTTTGTGCAGTTGTATTTTTTATTTTGTTTATTTTGGCTGGAATGAGTATTGGCGTAATTAGCGGACAACTCAGTGAGGCAAAACAGGATTTGGAGATTTACAAGAACACTGCTAATGTCTTCGGCAAGAACTCGCAAGGGCGGTTCAGGAACGACTAAAATTGAGGGAAGAGATGCAAGAACAAAATCCATACGAAAATCAGCATCGTCTCCTCAAAGCAGTAAGAATTGTTGATGCACTTGAAGAAATTGGTGTATCACTACAAACTTCAAGACAGTTTGACAAGAAGCAAAGAATTGCAATTGCTGCACATATTGAATCTGGACCACCTTCAGACGAAACGTGGGACATAGTTTGTAGTCTCTACGAGAAACGAGTCTCCGCCCCTTTTCTGTAGAGGGCGATGACCCAAAATACTGGCAGCATGTTTATGCAACTGCCGTAGTTATCGCCCAGATACTTCAATCAAACGCAGTAGACCCACAAGAATGTCAGGAGTTTAATCAGTCCAACATTCACCAGATTTTTCTATCACAGCGGATTTTTACTTTTGATGAGAGTTTGATATTCTCTATCGCAGTGAAACTCTTGGAAGAGCGTCATAATTACACATACAAGACAAACTAATTGGAGAAAAATGACAATTGATACCTGCAGCCGAATTCAGCGTTCAATTATGTTCGTTGATAGGACAACAGCACCATTGCCACCAAGGGGTGGAGAATGTGAGGGGAAAGATACAAGTTGGTGGTTTCCAGGATTTGGCGCAAATAAGGCAGAAAGAATAAATAATGACCACGCAATCAGAATGTGCCGTCAGTGCCCAGTTCGCTTAAATTGCTTGCAGTATGCCCTTGAATGGGAAGCATTTGGTATCTGGGGTGGTTTTACAGAACGTCAAAGAGACTTTATTCGGAAGCGTAAAGGAATTCTTCAGCAGAGAAAAGCCCTCGCGCAATCACGGGCAGATAAGTCCTATGATAGAACTTTCACAAATGACGATAAGCGCTGGCTAATAAAGAACGGATATTAAAATGCCACTTCACAATCACTTGCTATTGAATGGGTACATGAACAATCCTCCCATGGATAAAGAGGCTGTCATGTCATGGCTTGAAGACCTCGTTGCTGAAATCGGTATGAAAGTTGCTGCTGGCCCAATCGCTTCATATGTCACCAAAGAAGGAAATCGCGGCATGACCGTTGGTTGTCTAATTGAGACATCGCATATTGCAATGCATGTTTGGGATGAGACAACTCCATCGTTTGTCCAGTTTGACCTTTACACATGCTCAACCCTTCCAACTGAAGGTGTTATCCGCAATCTTGTAGATAACTTTGGCCTACATAACTACGTTCACATGGTTCTTGAGCGCTCAGAAGGCTTCAATGTGGTGTCTTCTGATACATCAGCCATAGTTGAGAGTGAATTCCCACAAGATACGCTACCTTTTTAGCCTAAAACCTTTCTATCCATATAGCGATTATTATTCGCTTCATGGGAAAACAGAAAAAAGGCAAAGCAGGCGCTGGCGAAGGTCGCACGCGTAAAAATCCATTAACTGGAGAAGTTGAACATATTGCTGGCACTAAAGCAGGCAAGCGTCGCCAATATCTTCCTGTAGGTCATCCTCTGCGTACCCATAAAGACAAAAAAGGCCACAAAGAAGGAACACGGTAATGGAACAGATTAAAAATATTGTTTTGCGTATTCTTGCAACATTCGCAGCATCTGGTTTGGGCGTTATTGGTGCTGGAACAATTGCTGGAGTTCCATTATGGAAGGCAATCTTCATGGCTGGTATCGCTGGAGTCGCAACTGTTGTTGAGGGTCTGTCACGCGCATTTCTTGATGATGGAAAACTCAGCGTTGAAGAAATCAACAGCGTATTTAACAAGGTTGATGGAAGCGCCCGCAAAGAAGAATTTGCACAAGCATTCAATGACTCAACAATGGGAAGCGCAACAGCAAGCGCATATATGGCGCATAAGGCGTGATATGCGCAAGGTACATAAGTTTATTATTGGCGCTATTTTTATTAGTTCATTGGCCTCTTGCGGATACCAAGGAAGTTATCGCTATTCGTGCCAAGACCCAGATAATTGGTCAAAACAGGAGTGTAAGTTACCGCGATGCAAAGTAGATGGAAATTGTACAGAATACCTTCTTGG